TTTACACCCATTAATAAAAATTGTTTTTTTCTTATTGCGTTACTAATAACATTACTCTCAAGTTCTTCTAGTCTTTTTATATTTATTGCCAAATCTTCTATAGCTTGCTCTATAGTTCTTCTAGTAATAGATTCATTATCTTCATTATATTCTGCTGCTGGTAATGGCAAAGAAATATTTTTTATATCCATTATGCTGCCTGTTTATTGTAATTTTTTATATCATCTGGATATAAAGATTTAATCAAATAAATAAAATCATTCCAGTTTAAATCACAAGTAATAAGATTATTTACTGGTAAATTATTGTTTATTGCGTGTAATGGTATTCTTGTTTTAATAGGCTGCCTATCAAATTTGTATATCAAAGTAGGTATTCCTTTATCTTGAGAAGCATCTATTACTTGTTGCCACCATGCAGTTGCAGGTTCTTTGCCACTAGCATATCGCTTGCACTCTAAATACCAATCACCGAATATTAAATCTGGCAAATGTTTTTCTCTTGTTTGTTCTAGTATTCTTTTTAATTTGATATTAAGACCAAGTTCTTCAGACAAAGAAGTTGCTATCATTCTTTCAAAACTTGCTCCTTTATTTCTTGAATTAGGCATATTATCTTTTCCCGTCTGGTCTGATCTCTAATCTTAAATCACCAAGCCGCCATCCATAGTTACTTGATGAGTTTGTTACTCTTAAAGCACATTGTCTACTTCTAGCTCTTGTATTGCTAAATGTAGAGTCTGGAGTTACATCAATAGTTTGTAAAGTAGAAAGACTTTCTAGTGGATAATTTCTACCTTTAATAACAAATGATACTGTATCTGATGTGCTGTATTGATTTCTAAATTTAATATCGGGTATTAATTTTTGTATTTGTAAGAAGTGTTCTCCATCAGGTTGTAAGTCAAAATCACTAGATTCTATATATGCAGTAAAAGAATTGCTTTCATCTCCATCACCATCTTCGTGATTGTATAAATAGTTAGTATTAACTTCACTATCATTTTTACTTGCCGCTATTGGAAAATCTGAAAAATGTGCTTCGTTCCATGCTGTTCTAACAAAATTATCTGTAGTAGTTCCTATGCTCCAAACATTCTCTAAGTAATTATATAAAACATATCTATCAACTTCTGAGCTACTACTTGATGGATAGAACCACATTATTTCATTTGCTAATGAATTAACCCCTCCAAATACTTTATGTGATTGATCATAGTTTAAATCTGACAAAACATAATCTAATACAGTACATGGCAATCTTTGAACCGCACCTGAGTAAGTATAAAAACCACCTCTATCCATAAAAAATAATTTATTATCTGCATTAACTACAGCATTTGGAGATATTAAAGAAAACCCTTCTGCTACTTCTGTAAATGAAAATACAAATGGTGAGCCAATAAATCTCATTGAAACTAAACCAACGTCTGTAAAAATTATTATTTCTTGTCTGGTTTTTATAGCACTTATAATTACAGAGCCTTGAGATAATTGAACTCCGCCAGCTTGGTTTGTTGCTGTAGGTGTCCAATTAATAATACTTTCTGTATCAGAAAATCTAACTAGTAAAGGATCAATAGTTGAAGAACCTATTGAATTACATCCAAAAGCAATTACATGGCGATCAACATCTGAAGTCATTACTTGTAATGCTATTGTTGGTACATTGCTTGCATCAGTTAATGCTGATATGTTTGTTGCTCTTGTACTAGCACCAGAAGATTTATCCCAATAAAAAATTCCACCTGCTCTTATATTAGCAACAGCATCATCTCCAAAGTTATCAAGCGACCACAGTCTTAATTGATTTGCAGAAGATAATGAACTAGCTGAACCATATGTACCTGCTCCCCATAGACCTGATCCCCAACCTGTTGATTTAACATATACATCTAATCCAGTATTAATCTGATATGCTCCATCAACACCAGAGCCACCATTACCTGAATCACTACCATTTGCTGTAACTTCATCTTCATCTGTATCTTTGGCTGTAAATGTGTATGTGTTTGTACTTGGAACAGAAACTATCTGATATTCTTGATTTAAAACATCGGCAGTTACAAGTCCACCTAAACTAACAGCACCGCTAATAGTTACAAAATCACCAACTACTGCTCCATGCGAAGAATCAGTTGCTGTAATTGTAGAGCTGCCATCAGTAGCAGCAAAGGTAATACCATCAGTAGTTGTTGCTCTAATAGGTGTTATATCATTTATTTTATCACCTTGTTGAACATATAATTTTTGATGTGTACCTAGTACAGTAAAATCTGTACCATCAACAGACTTATAAGGATATATTTTTCTACAAGTTCCTATAAAACTGTTATCACTATTTTTAGTCCATCCACCTATCCTTTCTGGTCTGCCCTTTCTAAACCTAACTTTATCAGCATCGAACCAACCATTTTCATTACTATAGTTAGTACCTTCTTTATTTATGCCAGCTTTAAATACATATTTTACCAAAGGCATAGTTAAACCTCATTCCACGATTTACCCAAAAAAAGTAAAGCTTCCGCCTCTCTCCTCTTCACCAAGCCTTCTAATACTTTACCACCTGCTTTGTTCCATCTTTTTATTTGTTCTGGAACTTCATCATACTCTGAGTTATTTAGCTTTTTTAATAAAGTTGATGAAAATAAATTACCACTACCTAAATTGAATACCCATGACACCATAGAATCGAATTGGTGCTGTTCTAAGGGTACTTTTACTATATCGTTAATGTAACCCTCATATTCATGCATTTCTTCCTGTAGAAGCGATTCTGCTTCTTCCTGAGTGATTTCCATATCTTCGGTAACATTTTTTGTAGTTCCATAACCTATGGTTAAAACATTGGCGGCACAACGATATGCTTTTAGCTCGCATCCCTCAAAATGTTTTATAAGTGATAGACCTTCATCTGATACCTTCATTCGTCTTTATCCTTAGTAGAATTAGAAGCTCCAAAGTAAAAAGATATAATAGCACTTGCAAGACCGCCAAGATAACCTAGAACTAAGTTGATCAACGCTTCGCTGTTCTGCTCTGGAGGTTGGAGCGTGATTAGAAAGATATATCCCATGAATCCACCAACAACTAATACACCTATAAGTTTGGATGTCCAGTCTTTAGAAAATCTTGCTCTTGCATCTTGTATATCTTTTGTTTGGAGAGCGTAGAGATCAACTTCTAACTCTTTCATTTGAACCTCAAATTCTGCATCAATCTTTTTAAGTTCTGCTAATTGCTCTGGTGTTGCGGCTTGTACTGCTTGTTCTATCTTTTTCGGTGTAGGTTCACATCCTAATGCTTCTGCCACCATGTTAGCCGCCATATTACCCATTGGACCACCTAATGCTGTGCCAATCGTTGGAGCGACTGCGCCTATTATATTTTTTACAAATCCAAACTTCATCTTATCACCACTCCTTCGTTAGTATTGGTTTACTGTAATAGTCTTATTGCAGTTAGTTGTGCAGTCTAAAGTAACTGTATAGTTCTGGTTAGTAGAGCCTGATTGCGTTGCATTAACTATGTAATTGCCTTGCTTTACTAATATATTCCCTGCATGAGAGCCATTACCGCTTTGTGTTAGGTTGACTGTATTGTTATCAGATGGATTATTTCTAAATTCTATATCTCCATCTTTAGCACCACTACCTGATTGCGTAATACTTGCATCGTTATTATTGCAATTCCCGCAAGATTTTATATAAGCATTGTGATTTCCGCTTCCAGATTGCGTGATTGCCCATGTAGAATCATCACCGAAGGCATACATTTTTGCGTAAAAACTATTGCCTGTTTGAGTGATTGTGTAGGAATTATCATCACCTTGCATATATATCTCACCATAATTACTGTTTCCAGTTTGAATTACAGTCGCAATATTATCATCATCATCTAAGTCTAGATATCCAGTATTGTTATCACCATTTTGGGTAATAGTATATTGATTATCTATATGATTAGTATGCTGTGAATATGCTTTAGCAAGATTTCCTGAACCATGCTGATCTATTGTTATTGTTGCGTTAGTACAAGTATGTGTTGCATATGTTCCGCCAGATAAACCGCACCATACTGTCGTTACATTTCCTGAACCAGATTGATCTATACCGATAGATGTACCAGAGCCTTTAGTTTGTATGTTAATAATATTGTCATCAGCTTTTAAATCCATAAGCCAAAATGCAAAAATGAGCAAAAGTAAATAACTAATTAGACTGATTAATGAATATTTCACTTTCACCACCACCATTGATTGTTGCGTTTATTTGCTGACCCGCAGATAGTATAGATATATTATATGCACCATCTTTATCTAATTGTAAATCAATAGTATTTTCTACTTGTCTAAATATCGTAAGCATTGATCCATCAACAAAAGTATATGTTTGTGTGGTTGGATCAAATGGAGGTTTTATTCCTTCTATTTCAACACCTTCTATAACATTAACTTCAGCTTTTTTATTTACACCGCTTTCTATAACAGCTAATAAATCGGTAAGAAAATCTATATTAAGTAGATCAATATCTAATCTATCAATATTTTCTAGCTCATCTTCATCAAGATAATCTTTGTCTAGTTCATTTTCTTCAAGTAAATCAACATCTAAGATGTTATCTGCTTTAGTATTTTGTTCTTCTACAGCCTTTTCTGTTTCTTCGGGCGGATTAACAATCAGTAAATTATCAATAAAATCTAAAGTCATATTGGTTAATGTTACTGGTCTTGTTGGCATTTGTTCAGCTACTGTAACTACTGTTGCTTGAAATGGCTTATTCATTACAACAGTTCCTGCAAATGTTGTAACAGTTATTTCACCACTAGAAGTACCATCTTCATCAGGCAAAAGTATAACCATTGTCCGACCAATCTCATCGCTAGTTATCGTAAAATCCGTTCCTCGTATTCCAACAAATGCACCATTCGCTTTGATGGATATATTCTTAGGAGCAATGCGTTTCTTTTTGCTAGAAATAAATCTACCAGTTCCTCGTATGAACGATAATGCGAGTTCGCTCTTATTTGGATCAGGATCAAAGACGAATTTATCAATAACAACCTTAGAGTGTTCAGTAAGCCGAATAACAGTATCGTCAATAAACTGAATAGCGATACGACCATTACCAGTACGGACATCATCATTACTGAAAATATCGAGAGCAAGCTCCGCAAATAATTTATCTGACTGATTTTCTCGTATAACCTCTCCATTGCCTCTTAACTCTGAAATAGCTCCTATGTCTGCATAAGATGCAGTAGAAAACAGTATCAACAACCAGAGGTGCATTGATCTATATCAATAGTACCGCTTGATGTTGTAGATATAAGGCTTAATATACCACTTGTACTTCCGCCACTATTTGTTTGATCTACATCTATATTATTTGAATTTCCTGTTACTGTCGCAGTAATACTATGGTCAGCATTACCTGTTTGCGTTGTATCTATATCATTGCTGTTACCACTTACTGTCCAATTATTGATGCAACCTACTACCTCGCATGATGCATTTATGTCATTAGATGTTCCTGTAACCGCAAAATCTTGATTACCAGCAGTAGCCGCAGCACTTGCGCCTTGAGAGAATGTAAGTACATTTGAGTCACCAGTAGCTGCGTAATCAAAGTCAGTATTGGCAATATCGCCACTTCCGCCACCTGTTAGGGTAGTGACATTGCTGTCACCAGTTGTATTAACTGTGAAGCTGGTACTATTTCCTTGTGCTATTGTTGCTGCTAGGGTATTTGAATCGCCCACTTGATCCACATCAACTGTCATTGAAGTACCAGTAAACGTGGCTCTTGTTTGTGATGTACCAACTTTGTTGGAATTTCCTATTTGATCTATGTTCATAGTAAGACCAGTACCGCTTTGTGTAATGTATATAAGGTTATTATCTCCATAAGAAACACTCGCGGCTAATGAAAATAAAATAGCTACCCATATACCATAATTAAAGAATTTCATCGTTATAGCTCCACATATTAAGTTCTATGCCTTTTTGAATTATTCCATAAACTGCTGTTTCTATTGCAATTTTTGTAGCAATTCCTACTGTTTCATTTTCGCTAATACCTGACTCTATCTCTATGAGATCAGTACCTTGATTTTCAAAAACAAAGACATCAGAGCCAGCACCTGCTGAAAATATTGTTTTACTGGTTGATACATTTAATAATATTTCACCTGTTTGAACTAATACAGCTCTTAACGATACTGTTATTCTATCTCTCCTATAACGATTATTTATACCAATTCCCCGCATCCTTACACCAATACCACCTGTTTCATAGTTGGTATCATAGCTAATTATGCCACCTTCAAAGATAATACCCGAATAAAGTAATGGCAATAACTTATTAGAACCTTCTCCATCATAGCTATCTCTAGTGTTTATGATTAACTGTCTTTCCCTAGTAAGGTTAGAAAGACCCTTCCTTTCTATTACAGTAAACCAAGAACCTCTACCAGCGTTCATCAATGCTTCCATTAAATATAAATCAGCACCCTGAGTAACTGCTGTACTGAACAAAGCTACATTGACATTATCGCCTGTTTTCCTTTGCCCTGTTAAATCTGAGAAACTATATACAGATACAACTGCTCTTTGTTTAGGTGGTGGCAAATCTAGTAATAAATTTAGCGAAGGTCTTTCTATGACTGGATTTTCTTTATCGCCTATTACTGCTACTGGCGCACATCCATATAGAAATATTAATAGTATTAAGGAACGCATGGATCATCAGCACAGATGCCGAATGAACCAATGGGTATTCGTATTTCTGTGGTCACTCCATCAATATCGAGTATTGTTAATACTATTTCAGTTCCTGTGTTGACAAAACTTATTGTATTTCCTTCCAGATCAACACTTCCTCCTGATCCACCACCATCGTCAAATAATGATTCCGCAAGGTCTTGACTTAATCTAGAAAATATACGACTTTCTAAATTACGGACAAATTTTGCTAAAGTAGTATTCTCTGCATCTCTAGCTAGTTCATCTAAAGCAGATTCTATATCTTCTACTATCTTAGATTTTCTAGATCGCTCTTGCTCATCAATAGTTAAATAATGTGCGCTAGTTCCAACCCCATTAAAAGATGGACTTTTAAAGTGAAAAACTATTTCTGTTGAATCTGCAATTCCAGAAAAAAAAGATAGCAATATAAACCATCCTACAACTAACAACTCTCTATCTTTTTTTAGATTTATTTTCATCGTTATCTACCAGTCTATTTTCTTCTTTTAATTCAAGCACAGTATTAACTTTCTGTTGTAACCTAATCATATCTTGATCTAATAAACGTAATTGATCTGTTAATCTAATGATAGTTACTTTCATTTCTTGTACGGCTGGATCAATCTTATTAGTTATTGTCTGCCATACAAAGTATACAAAATATCCTAATCCGCACACCATTACCACAGGAAATCCAAAGTCTGATATTAACTGAACGATATCCATTACTTAAACTTCTTTTGTATATATTTAATCCCCGCGTATATAGATAAACCATAGATAGCAAACAAACTTAAAGAGCCAAACACAATAAAATAATCAGATGGATATAGGTATATTAACCCAAACAAGCCATCAACTGCGGCTTCTACATCTCCTACTGGTGCATCCATTAATCTCTCCTAGCATCTATCTTTCCATCTTCTACGAAGTTCTCACTTCTAGCTATTCTTTCTAAATCAGGCGATAGGTTTAAGGCACTAGAAACACTAGTATCTATCCTTATCATATCGTTATTCATGGTTGCCGCTCGAGTAATGAGCATTTTAGATATCGCTTGAACAGTTTGTATTTCTCCTACAAGACCATCCATCAGCTGTTTCATAACAAGGAAAATAAAATAAGCCATAGTTAACCCTCCCGCTACAGGGAGCCCAAGCTCAGCTATTAGTGTAAAACCCTTTTCCATTGATCTTCGTTCTCATCGGTAACTACTACATCGAGAATTCCTACAACATCACAACCATAATGTTTTGCTTTAGTCTCAGCATCATCAAAACTTGAAGCAACTACTGTTGGACCTTCATAAGTTTTCTCTCCTATTTTGAATTCTGTGATGTATACCCTCATTGTTATTCTTCGCCTTTAAAGTTCTTACTAGAACTTGCACTACCTGCATATAACCCAAACCAAGCAGCACCTGCACCAACAATAATAGAAATTAAACCAGATTGTTCTAAACTAGGTTCAGGTAAATCCATAAACCACATAACTGAATAATAAAGTAAAAATATATAAACACTTAAAAACATACGAGGAAATATGCGCCATGCATCTACAGCTTTAGCTAGATGAATCCATTTTTGATATGGGTTAATGCCTCTTTCAACATGAGTAGTTCCTACTTCTACCTCTAACTCAATTTTCTTTTTAATGTTTTCTTCCATATCACTTCCCTACGGTTGATGGATCAAATTTACCTAACTCGATTAATTTTTCCCTATTTACTAGATGTTCAGATTCTATGTCGTCTTTAGATTGACCGAAATAAGCTACAGCCAGATAGTTTTCTATCATAGCTTGATTTATATCTACTTCATCTACTATCACAGAAGCCAGTACTCTGCCAAATTTTCCTCTGGAATCGGATAATTTTGTTCGTAATACTACTATTTTACCATTATCTACCGCTTCTTTAAGAAATGCAGAGGCGAGTTTACCTCTAACCTTTTCGTCTTTATCTCTAGTACGAGATTCAGGAGTAT